CAAGCGTTGTCGCTTACAGTAACAACTGACTCGTGTGCATCTCCGTTGGTCTGAACACGGTTTACGAAACCTTCCATAATTCCTAGGAACGCTCCGTCTCCTGAGTCACCAGTACCGTTGATCGCTAGATCTTCGATGTCATTCGCAAATGCGTTTGTCATCAAACGTACTAGGTGGTCCTCAAGAGCACCTCCTTCAATACCGTCTTCTAGTGCTTCAGCAGAAACTTCCCAGTCAAGACGAATCTTCTTGGTTGTAAGTTCTACCTTTGTGAATGATGCACCAGCGTTAGTGTAGTCACCAACAGCCTGTGCAGCAGCACGAATAACACGCTCTCCTACGTTAACTTTTTCAAGTTCCATAGTGTTTGCTCTCATGGTCACACGGCGACCGTCCTTGGCGAGTACAGTAGCATCCCATACGTAATCAATGAAACGTCTTGCCTGCTCTGGACGAAGGATACCGCTACCTGCTTCACCCGAAGGGTTAACAGCGTTTGCACCATTTGTCACACCTGTCAGTGCGGTTGGAATGTTTCCGATTGCACCGTCATTTGCGTAATTACCTGGAACGTTGATACCATCGTCTGAACCTGATGCAAATGCACCCTGTCCTTGGTATAGACCAGGAGCAGTTCCTCCTAGGTTACCAGAAGTTCCTGGTTGATTTTTAATAATTTCTTTTTCCGACATATTGTTCACCTCCTAAAGTGATTTTAATTTATTTGAATAAATCGGCAGTTTTGAGGAAACGACCGCCCCATAGGGATTTCTGAACCTGTTCTGGCTCAGTTTCCTGTACGATCTCGCCGAGATCGCCAGACTTGCGGAAAGCGGTGTCTGCCTCTACAGCGTCCACTCTCTTTCCAAATTCGTTAAACACGTCTTTGCTAGCAGTTACCTCATTTTTTACTGCTGCAATTGACTTGTGTAGTTCTGCAATCTGTTCGGCTTGTGCCTGAACTACTGCAGTTAGATCGCTAAAGGCTTTTGTAACGGTGTCCTTGACATCTGCGATTGCAGTTTCAAGAACCTCGTCTGACTTAGCAACAGGCTCAATAACTTCTTCTTCCGACATTCTGGTGTCGCCATCTTCTTTAGGCTGCATGGCCTCTTCCAATGGAACAACAGTTGTCTCTACAGACTTTTCAACGTCTGCATCTTCAGTTACTTCTTCGCTTGTTTCTGCCTCTGGAGCGACCTGTGATTCTTCAACTGTAGTTTCTTCGACGACTGCTTCTTCAGCAACCACTTCAACTACTTCATTTGTTGTGTCAGTCATAGGACTTACCTCCTTGTTTATCTCAATTGTACTAATGCCTTTAGCACTATCAACTAAGAACTTTATCATGTTTGTTTTTTCGTTATCGTTTTTCTCAACGAAACCTATGTTTTGCATTGGCTGTCCAGATGTTGGGCTGTTCTCAACTTCATTTTCAGACATCATTACGACACCTGATTCTGGATCCCAGAATACATTTTCAATTTCTACGTTTACAGACTCTCCATTAAGAGTTTGAACACCGTCAACCTTTTCAACTGATAGGATGTTTGCGAATTGGTTTGCTGGGGTATCTACTAGAGATAGTTCAAAAAGATCATAGTCTTTAATAACACGAATTTGAGAATCCATCTTCTCATCATAGGCATCGTCCCAGTTGTTCATTTTACCGCCAATAGAAAAACCTGAAAGGGTACCATCAAGCACCTTCTCCCAGGTTGTCTGTGCACCCTTTGAAACATATGCAGATACATACACTCCACTATAAAACTTCTTTGTCTCAGGGTCGAAATATTTGTCCTCTTTGAACGCTACCATTTTTCCAACAGCAATTGGCTGGTGCATTTCACGGATGTTGCCACGGAACTTTGAGAATGCCTTCATAGAGGCTTCAGATGTGACAATGTCAGACTGGCGATCAACGTTATCAAGCGTTGCAAAGCCAGAAACGATTCTTCGTTCTTTATCTACTTTACTGAACGGCATCGAAAGTCGAACGTTGTCGCCTTCGGTGTTCCAGTGTACCTTTGAAATAGTCATACTAGTATAATTATAGAGCCTTTTTTTAACTTTGTTACTTTATTATAACATGTTAGGTCGTGGCTCTACCCTCCCCTTGCGGATTTCTTCCAGAAATTGTTGCAGGACTGTCCGAAGAATTATTTGATCGTTCAGAATCTCTTGCTCTATTCTGTCTAGTGTTTGATGCAGCGTCTGCTGCCTGTCTAGGATTTAGTTCTAGAGGCTCATCGCCACCCTCAACCTGTGGAAGGCCGAGAACGGTTCTGGCTTCGTTGGGAACCATAATCTGGTTACGGACATAGCGTTCAAGAATCTGAGACTGTGCGATTTCATCGGTAAGTGTAAGTTCATTAAACTTCAAGTAGATGATGTCTGTCTTTTCGTTAATAACCTTATTAAGAACCTTCTCAAAGTTTCTCTGTGATGGTCTGGCTACCTGCTCCTTGAAGGTGCGGTCTTGTGCAAGTGCAGCAGCAATAGCAGCAGAGTCGCCACCACCGATCTTAGACAGTGGAACTTGGTGTGCTACAAGAATATCGTCACGGTTACGAATTCGGTACTCGTTAAAAGATGCCTCTTGTGTGCCAGTCTCTACTGGTTCCATCTTAAACTCTACCTTGTTTGTGTCTGTATCTCCTGGTAGCGGAATGTATAGCGTTCTGTGGTTAGACCCCTTTAGGCTAGTCTGTAGGAAGCGGAACATCTTGTCCTCAGCCTCTTCAGAAAGTTTTGCACCCTTTAGGGTAACAATGTAACGAGGAACACCCTTGTTAGTAAAGTAGTCAATGTTGTACTGAGATGCTAGTGCGTCTCCCTGTAGGGCACCAACTGCAGATAGGATGTCTGGAACACCATAGAATGAGTTTAGTGGCGAGTACTGCTTTAGGTGGATAATCTCGTTTGGTCTTGGGTCGTTAGTAATTGGATTAACGTTCTTTGCTCCAAAGTTGCGGAAGTAAACAACCTTGTTTCCAATGATCTGAATGTATCCATCACGCAAGCGACGCACACGCATGGTTGTTGCAGGAATGTGTCCTACGTAGCCAATCTCTCCAGTAATCGTTCTACCAATTTCAAGGTATCCGTTTCCTGTAGATTCATAGTCTGTCCAGACCTTCATAAAGATAGATGTCATAGACTCGTCTGAGTTTAGTGATTCGAACCACTCTCCAACCTCTACCTTGGCACGTTCGATACGTTTACGTGCCTTGTCAACTGCTGTTGGGTTGTCGGATGCCTCTAGGGCCATCAGGGTTCTGTCTGTTGGGTGGAACTCATATCCAAGGCCAACAATGTTTGCAACCTTAGCGTCAATGGCTGCGTGATTGGCAAACGAGGTGTCGTAGTAGTTTGATAGTTCGTATAGGTTCCATGGCGGAGTGATTACGTCAAAGAGGCCGTAGCCGTTTCTATATACTTTTCCAGGGTTGATTTCTTTTGACTGTGCACCATTAATACCTGTTTGGTTTGATAGTGCACTGTCTTGATACCCTCTAGATACTACGTCAACGTTGTTGTATTGTAGAGTTGATTCTACAACTGGGTCGTTATTGAGTTTTTCAATTCTGTCTGTTCTACGCTTAAAGTTCTTTTCAATGCCAGAAAAGCCCTTAAGGTCATCCCAAGACTTTGCAAATGGGTCGTGTGACTTAAAAACATTAACTTCTTCTTGAAACTCTGGCATTCCGATATCACGGATATACGGAGTTTTGTATTCATACTCTTCTGACATTAATCATCACTTCCATACATAGCGATAGTGTCTTTGGCTGCCTGGACTGCACCAAGATCGTTAAGGTTTGGGATAAGTCCCTGTTTCATTCTGTCTACCTGCTCTGAGTATTCTTCGTCAGATACTCTGCCCATTCCAGGATAGAACTCATACGATCCATCTCCCTGGCCTAGAGCCTTGGCTTCGTTTACTAATTTTTGAATCTGAAGTTGGTCACCCCTATGAGACGGTACGTTTAATACGTTACCTTGACCATCTGTAAATGGCTTGCCGTTAGCCTTTTTCCAGATATAGATACCCCAGTCATATTGCTTGTCCAAAACTTGAACTTTTGTTTGGCCGATCTGACCAGGTACGGTAAATTTTTCAGCACTCATAACCACTAGTATACCATATTATACAGGCTTTATTGTTTGAGTTTGCCAAGAAACATCTTTATATGCGAAATATTCATACTTTTCAAACGACAAAACCGTGTCATCTTCTGCTATAAACTTATTTGTTCCTGTATATGCTTTATAAATATTTGATGGATCTACGTCGAATTCTGTAACAGACCTAAGATTTAGTACTTCTTTCCATGTTGATTCATCCCAATATGTCCAGTCTACTGGAGAGGTAACTGGCTGAAGAACTTCTGACCATGGCCTACCAACCTGTAGAGTAATCTGCTGAATATCTGTTTTTTCATAATAAGATATATTGTTAAATACAAGTGGTCCTGTTAGTCTGACTGCACCAACGTATGAGTTAAAAGACATTGGTTCTGCACATGCTATACCAAGAACAGACCAGTCTTTGAGGCCTATAACTGGATTCTGTACAAACTTTCCATTTAGGTAAAATGATATGTTAGAGTCTTGTCTACCAGTTGATGCGTCAATGGCGTAGATCTTTGCACGTTTACCAGAACTATCTGTTGCGACCATGTAGAACTGGGTAAACTTTGTCTTGCCTTGAATTTCAAATATCTGTACTGGCTGGGTGCTAAATGATTCTGCGTTTGACCTTATTGACAGTTGAGCAGCAATTATAGTAAATTCTGGTGTCAGGGATGTGTTGACTGGAATTGTTATGCCACGACTAAGCCCACTACTAAATGTGCCTATTGGCTGAATACCGCTGTTTTTTGTAAGGAACAAATATGGCGAAGAGTTCTTGTAGATGATGTATGGGTTCTTTGCTTTGTAGTTAGTCGATAGCCCACTCTTTGTGTATTGATAGATTTCTTTTCCAAACCTTGTTCCAATGGCAGTTGGCTTAGTGTAGTTCAAGGATTGTGATGCAAGTTGTAGGGTCTTAATCGATAGTGGATATGTCGTCATTCCATTAACCACAATTTCTAGGTGAACAACAATTGCTAAGTTTTCAAAGTTTACTCCTGTTGGTGGGTAGATAATTGTGTCATTAAGAACCTCATATTTCTTGTATTGCCAGGACGATCCTGGGTCTACAACGTTAGTGCCTGACAGTGGAATCTTTTCAGTAAATGATGACTCTGGATAGTTTGCACCAGTTGCGAGGTACTGGAACGATATGTAAGACTTTACGATAGAGCCTTCTGTGTCATAC